GATGTGATCCAGGAGATCACGCCGGCAACTCCCTACCCAACGCTCTGCGACTCCATTCTGCCAAGGACTGCAAATGAAGGGCTTCTGGTGCAACTGCGGGGCTTCTAACGCTAACAAAACAAACAAGAATCGATCAGTGCGAACGGGTTCAGAGTGAATTAGCAAACCGCCATTGTCCCGCAAGCCCACAGGATAGCTTGTCGAAATTTGGAGTCGAAACTGGGTCCAACTTGCCAGGTCCGGTCAATCTCCTGGTTAAACGAGGCAAATTCAACGGTCCATCTGAAAATTAACGCCGAATACTCTTCGCAAGAAATGAGGAAGGGAGTGCAACATGTTTGTGGTGCGCGGAGTCATCTCCCGGAAAGCCGAGCCGCTGGCGCTGAGCTTCCCAGTGAATCGGCAAGTGGGTTCGAAAGTTCTCGAGTGTCATCTTGGCGGGCTGCCGACCATCCAAGATAGATTCCACGATATCGGGGGCTAGAAATGCAAATTGAAAAATACGGTTTACGTACCGCTCGTCGAGACCGGTTGCGTTCGCGATTGAACGGCTCCCAGTTAATTCACCTCGAGTGATCCGGCGGTACCAATCATGCGCACGCGCAACAGCTTTGATCAGGGACTGCGTGGGATGAACGGGCATCTCTTCACCCGAGTTAGCCGGAAGCACAAGTCGCACTTCTCTGCCGCAGCGTTTGAGGCATGCATTTAGTTTGAGGGTAAGGAAACCACTGCGCATGTCGGGTCTTGGAGACACGGGTGATCCGCCGCCAAAGAGCGCACTTCGCAGCGCTTGCCTATCGAGCAACACGTCGACTCTGTCCGTATAGATAACGATCCGCGAGATCAAGCTACGGATAAATGGCCGCATTTCCCCGGTGACAGCAGAAGCTAGTCGCTTCGACCATTCTTGGGCGGCACCCAGGATGCCCTGAGAGGACCCCTCATTTCTTCTTTGCAGAGCCAGCAAATCGGTCATTTCGCGCGGTGAACGCAAGAACGACTGCAACCTGGAACAAACCAGCGACTCAATTTCCGCGGCGGGGATTCGGATAGGACCTCCCTGAGAGCTGCCAGGATTCTTGATAGCAGCTTGGGAGACGTAATACCGATATCGTTTGCCATTCTTGACCGCATGCGCAGGCGTAAACCGGTTGCTACGCTCATCGTAAAGGAGACCTACGAGCAGGCTTGGCGCGGCCGCTCGCAAGCCGTTCTGGTGAGCGTGGTTGTTAGTTCGTAAGTGTGCCTGCACTCGCTCCCAAAGTTCACGCCGGACAATGCCTCTATGCTCGCCGGGATAGATCTGCCCTCGGTGCTCGATTTCCCCCAGGTAAATCCGGATCTGGAGGATGCTGTACAGAGCACTGCGAGAATAAGCAGCGCCGCCCGTCTTGCGCCCTAACTGGCTGATCCTCTCCTTGCTCCTAACGCCCTTGCGCTCTAAATAGACCTTGAGTTTGGATACGCAACCGAGCCTGAGGTATTGGCAGAAGACCTCGCACACGCGTTTTGCTTCGGTGGCGTTGACCACGAGTCTGCGATGTTTCACGTCATAGCCTAATGGCACAGTCCCACCCATCCACATGCCCTTTCGCTTGGAGGCGCCGATTTTGTCGCGGATGCGTTCACCTGTAACCTCTCGCTCAAATTGGGCGAAGGACAGTAGAACATTCAGCGTCAGACGCCCCATGGAAGTGGTGGTATTGAACTGTTGCGTCACTGAGACGAAAGACGCCCCGCGCTTATCGAAAATCTCGATGATCTTGGCGAAGTCCGCTAGGCTTCGAGTGAGACGATCAACTTTGTAGACAACCACGGCGTCAACCTTGCCGGTACTTATGTCTTCGAGTAAGCGCTTTAAACCAGGGCGCTCCATGGTGCCGCCTGAGTACCCACCATCATCGTAGTGCGTCGGAATTGGGCGCCAACCCTCATGCCTTTGGCTTTCAATGTAGGCGCGGCACGCCTCACGTTGGGCATCGAGTGAGTTGAAGGATTGCTCTAATCCTTCTTGGGAGGATTTGCGGGTATAGATCGCACAGCGGATGCGAGGTTTAGTTTCGCTGTGCATCAATATGCTCCCTGACGTGACCGCGTCTGAGGCCGAAAAAGAGCGGTCCGGACCAGCGCGTACCGGTGATCAAGCGAGCGACCCGGGAGAGACTCGGATAGCGTTTCCCTGCGTACTCGAAGCCCTCCTTAATGACAGTTACTACGTGGGGCTTCCCGTTCCATTCGCGAACTAAGCGGGTACCGGATTTGAATGCTGGTAAATCCAAAACTGGTGCGCGAGGGTGGGCTGCGCAGGCCTTGGCAATTTGCTGAAGCCGTTTACTGGTAGCAGGCTTAAGATTGCCAAATCGCGCCTCCTGAATCCGGTAAGCAAGGACCCTAACCATCAAATCCTTCCGCAGGGCGTCGGGCGCAGGTCGGCCAAACAGACGCTGCCATTCGGCGCACAGTTCGGCCTTCTCTAAGTTTGGCAGCGCACGCAGTCGGCTTGTGATATGACCCTTTATAGGCATTGGTCTAGCACGTGCACATTGACGCTCTGGTGCCGCGCTGAATCAAGTCCAAATACATCAAGAATGCAGGAGCCATGAAAAAGAGGCTAAGCAAGCACCGCCAGCAACCGGAGCCACCCACTACTGCACAAATTTGCGACATTTGGGAGAAGATCCGTTCTGACACTGACGCTCGGGGGGCACTTGAGCGGCTGGATCGGGCGGGGTTCCGGATCTCGCATTTGAAGCCTGTGGATGCCACCTTCAAGCAGCCCAGTTGGGCCGACTACGTCGCGGCCCTGCCCTTGCTTCCCAACAAACCCTCAACCCGGCGCATTTATCACAAGAGTAGTTTCCGGAAGTGTTTGCCACTTGTTCAGGAGCTGCGGCAGGTCGCAGCGGAGATGAAGATGCCCTTTGTGGACGTGACGATCTTTGGAAAGAGAGACTACGCCCTTACGGATATTCGCACTCTTCAGGAAGATTTGTTGAAAGCAGCCGAAATGCTCGAACACTTCCTCTCTTGGGACTACTATGTGCGGTACGTCAATCCCCGAAACGCGGCGATAGCAGAGCTACGCTGGATGATCCGCCACAGAACCGGAAAGCCGCACGATCGAGAACTCAGCGTCTTAATTGATGCCGCATTCCGGGCCGCTGGAATCGAGGAAGGTTGCTACATCGATGCGAATACGCTGGACAGGATCGAAAAACGTCAGAGGGAGAGTCGCGTAAAGGCTAATCGAAGAATTCGAAGCATAACTAGCCCTTCGTCTCCAACTTTCCGCCGTTCCACGAGAATTCGGCGAAATTCCAAAAAACGTGTGTAATCCCGTCCTGTTTATCTCGGCTACTCTCCCGCTTAGGGACCGGTATCAACGACCCGAGTCTCAACTGGAGGAAGTAGCTCATGAACACAGTTCCGAAGCAGTTTCGAAGTTCTTCTTCAGTTGCAAAGCAGCGCAATCTCAAAATTCAGTATGTTTCTTTGGCTTCTCTCAAGCCCGACACGGCCAATCCCCGCTTGCACGGCAAGAAGCAGATTGCGCAGCTGGCGACCAGCATCCAAACGTTTGGTTTTAACGTTCCGATCCTAGTCGATCGTAACTGGTACGTGATTGCGGGTCACGGGCGGTCGGCCGCAGCTAAGCTCCTCAAGCTCGATCGCGTTCCCATAATCCGCATCGAACACCTCTCCGATGCGCAGAAGCGGGCTTTCATGATTGCGGACAACCGGCTGACTGACATCTCCGAATGGGACTATGGGCTGCTTGCCCAGCAGCTTAAGTCGCTAGCTGAGGTCGAGCTCGAGTTCAATCTCGAAGTCACTGGCTTCGAGATGGCAGAAATCGACACGATGATCGAGGGCATCTCACCGACACCTGAGGGCGAGGCCGATCCTGCAGATGCTCAGGTCGATGCCGGGGTAGCTGTTACAAAACCCGGTGATCGCTGGACCCTCGGTCGTCACCGTTTGCTCTGTGGGGATGCGCTCAACGAAGACAGCTATTCGAAGCTGATGCAGGGACGCCTCGCTAAGGCAGTCTTTACTGATCCACCCTACAACGACCCGATTGACGGCTACGTCGCCGGATTTGGCAAGATCCATCATCCTGAGTTCGCTATGGCCTCCGGCGAGATGAGTAAGGACGAGTACACTGAATTTCTGCACAAGATATTCGGGAACTTGGCGCGCAATAGTGAGGCCGGATCGCTTCATTTTGTTTGTCAGGACTGGCGTCACCTCCCCGAGCTTCTAGCGGCTTCTAACCCTATCTACTCCGAATTCAAAAACCTTTGCATCTGGGTTGCATCTGGGTGAAGGAAAGCGGAGGCCAAGGCTCGCTCTATCGAAGTCGTCACGAGTTAGTCTTTGTGTTTAAGAATGGCAATGCGAAACACCGGAATAATATTCAACTCGGCCTATACGGGCGCTATCGGACTAACGTTTGGGAATATCCCCGAGTGAACTCGCCAGCGCGAGACGGCGAGGAGCGGGTGTCCGGTATTCATCCGACGATCAAGCCCGCGGCAATGGTCGGCGACGCGATTCTGGACTGTACCGCTCGCAACGACACTGTGCTTGATCCGTTCATGGGCAGCGGGACCACTGTCATTGCTGCCGAGCGGACCGGCCGAGTCTGTTACGGAATGGAGCTCGATCCGTCTTATGTCGACACCAGCATTCGCCGCTGGCAGACCTTTACCGCGAAGACGGCGGTGCACGAGAAGTCCGGGCTATCCTTCGCTGAGTTGGAGCACGAGGTGACCTATGAAGGATGACGCCAAGAAGGAACCGAGCGACGTCGGTTACGGAAAACCGCCCAAACATACTCAATTCAAAAAAGGGCAGTCGGGCAATCTCAAGGGACGACCTAAAGGAACTCTTAACCTGGCCACGGTGCTGCAGCGAGCGCTGCGCGAGCAGGTGGTTGTCAACGAAAACGGCCGCCGCAAGGTGATCACAAAGCTTGAGGCCGCGATCACGCAACTGGTCAACAAAGCAGCCTCCGGAGATGCACACGCCATGCGATACCTGTGTCACCTCGTCATATCTGCTGAAGAACGGTCCGTCGTCGTCGAGCCCATAGCGCAGTTCTCAGATTCAGACCGGAAGGTTATGGACAACATTCTCAAGCGGTTTCAAAAGTCTTTTAAGGACGGCAACGATGAAACTGACCCCAAATGAATATCGTGCCTTATTGCGCTCAGATTTCCCTGCTTTCATTGAGCGTAGTTTTTGCGAATTGAATCCGACAACACCCTTCCTACCGAACTGGCATATCGAGGTAATTGCCGCGGAACTCGAAGCTTGTCGTCGGGGTGAAACCAAGCGCCTGATCATTAATGTTCCCCCTCGCTCACTCAAATCACACTGCGCGTCCGTTGCCTTCCCAGCTTGGCTGCTTGGTCACGATCAAAGCGCTCAGATAATCGCGGCAAGTTATGCTCAGGACCTGGCCAATAAGTTATCGAGCGATTGTCGGGCCCTTTTTGCGAGCCCCTTCTACCGGGATCTATTCTCAACTCGATTGTCACCACAACGTCAGGCCGTGCAGGAGTTCACGACCACCCGCCAGGGTTTTCGTCTGTCCACATCCATCGGAGGTGTGCTGACCGGCAGGGGGGCGGACCTGATCATCATCGACGACCCGTTGAAACCCGAAGAGGCTCTCTCCGAAGCTCAGCGAAAGGCAGTTAATAACTGGTTCGTTCACACATTATACACCCGCCTGAACAGCAAGAAAAGCGGGTGCATCATACTGATTATGCAGCGATTGCACGAGGACGACCTGGTTGGTCATGTTCTCGGCTTAGAGTCCTGGAAAGTTATCCGATTCCCCGCGATTGCCGAAGCAGACGAGACCCATGTGATCGAAACGCCTTATGGCGCGCGGCGTTTTCAGCGTCGTGCCGGCGAAGCACTCCATCCGGAGCGAGAACCGCTGGAGATCTTGAGTCATATTCGCGAAGCTCAGGGCGAGTACAACTTTGCTGGACAGTATCAGCAGGCTCCGGCTCCTTTGGGCGGCGGATTGGTGAAAGCGGAGTGGTTTAGGACTTACACCGCAGCTGATGTGCCAGCGAAATTCGAGATGATCTTGCAAAGCTGGGATACCGCAAACAAAC